GGTGTGCCAGTGATCGTCCCTCTTGAAGGCGATCTCTATCTTTTCGTCCCCGGTTTCGATGCTCTTGAGGCGCTGGGTCAGGATGATCGGGGTTCTGCAGATGTTCGTGGGGGTGTACTTCTTTTCGTCTATTTGGCTGATTCCTTTTTCGGAGTAAAGCCAGCCCTCCGGCTGGCGGAGGTTCAGCGGCGCTCCGTTGATGGCCTCCGGGATCTGTTCTTCATCGAGGTCGATTTCCTCCGCTCCCTTGAGCGCCTCTTTGATCAGCTTGGCCGCTTCTTCCTGGCCGTGCTTCACATAGAGGTCGGACGGGTCCTTCACGCCGAGCCGGGAGCAGCTCCATTTGTAGACCTTGCCGATGAAGCCGCTTTCCTTCAGGCCGGTGCAGAGCTTCTGCAGGAAGGTTTCGCCTCCCCGGTCCGGCTCTTGGTGGATGTACAGCTTGAGGTCTTGCAGCACATCCGAATGCTGGGGCTTGAACATGGAGGCTCCGGGGACGCCGATTGCGGGGATCCCCATGTACCAGAGGCTCTGGGTGTCGCTCTCGCCCTCCACCATCACGGCGTATCCTGCTTTCCTGATCTCCGGGAGCCGCCACTCGCCGTAGAGGCATATCTTGCCCCTGCTGCCGTACTTCCAGCGGAACTCTTTGTGGGCGAACCGCTTTCTGAAGGTCGGCTCCGTCCCGTCCTCTTTGAGGTACGGGATCCGAAGGTATGTTGTGCCGTCCCGCTCCCGTGCCGTTTCCAGTCGGCACGTCCCGGTGAGGAAGTCCACGGGGAGCCGCTTCTCGAAGCTGTACTGCTCCACGCTGTAAGGCTCCGGGCCGCTCCGCTGCTGGGGCTGTGGTTTCGGTTCCTCCAGGGCGTGGTACTTTTCGAGGATCTGCTTGTATGCCTCTTTGGTATCCACGCCGTGGTACTTCGCCCAGAAGGATACGAAGTTTCCGCCCTCATCCTCGCTGAAGCAGTGCCACTTCCCGGTGGTGAGGTCCACGCTGAAGCTGTCCTTTTTGTCCCGGTGGAATGGGCAGAGGCCGATCAGGCTCTTGCCGCCATCGGTGAACTTATACTTTTCTATGACGGCGGTGTATTCCGCCTTGTAATCTACGAGCCGGTCAAGATCGACCTGGTCGTATGCTGCGCTCACGCTCCATCACCACCGTTCTCTCTGAATTTCGCATTTTGTCACCCGCCTTGCGGGGGAAGGTGCCTTGTTTCAGGCACCTCCCCCGGTTGTGATGGTTTCAGTTGAACGGCAGTTCTTCTCCGGCATCCTCGACCTCGGTGAAGCCCTCGGTGCTGGCCGGGGCGGAGGTCACGGTGCCGTCATTGGGGGCGCTGTTGTAATCGTCCAGCGTGATGGCGATGTTCTGGTACTGCTCTTTGATCTGGGAGCGCATCTGCCGAGCCTGTTCCGAAACGGCGGGAGGCAGGAGGCCCTTCTTTTCGAGGATGACCTTGCTGTAGGCGATGCCGTTGGCGTTCTTCGCCTTTTCCAGCTTGAAGCTGACGATCAGGCCGGTGTAAGGGATGCCCTTGCTCCCCATGATCTTGACCAGCTGGCGGTTCACGTCCCTGATCGAGGTGGGCGGAACCGTCAGGAGGTAGATGTTCGGGTCGCCGTCCATGAGGAGGTAAATCCGGCGCATATTCTTGCAAGCCTTCCCCTTGCCCTGGTTCCCCCGGTCATCGATGGTGCTGCCGAACTGATTCAGGGGGCATCTCTCGCAGTCGAAGACCTCCCCGGTTTCGCGGCGGATGCCGGTCTTGCCGTCCATGCTGGAGCAGCTGGGGATCTTGTCCTCCGGGTTGCTGTCATCGGCTCCGTACTTTCCCGGCCAGTAGGCGTTCATGCGGTGGGTGAAGATGATCACGCCGGAGACCTCCTTCATCGGCTCCACATCGTCATCGTCCTCGCCCTGGACCTCGTAGGCCAGTCCGCCTCCGGCAGGGATCTTGATCAGGCGGCAAGCGATGCCGTTCTCGCTGTCGAGGTCGGCCAGCTCATCCTTCAGTTCCTCCATGAGATCGGGGTCCATGCCCTCATAGCGATTGGCGATGCTGAAGCTCTCGATGGGGGCCAGCTCGGTGGTGGTGCTTTTCTTGGTTGCCATTGTCATTTCCTCCTGTTTTTTAGATTAAGCCTCATCGGCAGGGGCTTCTTCAAAATCCCCGGTGCCATCGATGTAATCGTCCATCGGGGTTCTGGTTTCGCGGTTCTCCGCGATGTAGAGGTTGTCGAGGGTCCGCCGCATCTCGGCGGCGGCGATCAGCAGGATCCTCGCGGCGTGGACCGTGCTGTTGACGATGCTGGAGGTGGCCTCGATGGCGGGGTAGTTCGGATCCGAAAGCGTACCCAGCAGGGTGGCGCAGTCGTTCTTGATGCTCTTGGCGCTGTCCAGCACCTTGGCCAGATGCTCGGCGGCGATGCCGTAGGCTTCGTGGCGGTTGCGGACGGGGGCGGGTGCCTCGCCGCAGCGCTGGATCATTTCCTGCACGGTGCTGATCGTTTCCACGGCCAGCTCCGAGACGGCCTTGTCGAGTTCCTTCCGGGTGTCGAGTTCCATCTGTTCGTAGTCTTTGCTCATTTTCTGTTCCTCCGTTTTTTGACGGCGGCGACTGCCGCCGCGATGATGATGGCGAGGGCTTCAATGCCCAGGGTGGCGAGGATCCCGGCGATAAAGGGGTGGATGGTCATTTCTTTGCCCCTCCCTTGACGGCGATCTTTCTCCGGGTCACGTCATTGTAGTCGTAGCTCTTGATGACGGTTTCGAGTTCCTCGGAAAGTTCGCCGTGTTCGTCCACGTAGGCGTTCATGGCCGACTGCAGGGTTCTGGGGTTGACGGTTTCCTTGATCAGGTCGCCCAGCCCTTCTTCCCGAAGGACGCCGAGGAAGTCAGCGCCGGTTTCCGCGAGTTCTTCCTCCGACCTCTTGCTGTAGGAGGTCTTTGGGGTCAGCTTGAAGTTGTACCCGGCGTAGGCGATCTGAGGGCAGTCATCGTCCACCATCTGCTGGGTGATCTGGGACTTTGCCGCCTCGATGGCGGCGTTGTTTTCTTTGGTGAGCGTTTCCAGCCGGTCCTTTTCGGTCAGGAGGGCGTGGTAATTTTTCACCATTTCGAGCAGGGTCATTTGGGGTTCTCTCCTTTCTGGTGTTGAGTTATTCTGATCCCGTTTCCGGGTTATCAGCGGGGGTCCGTTCTTCGATGGTTCGGATGGTGCTGAAGATGTAATTCAGCCATGCCTCTTGGTAGGATTTGAAGGGCGGATTTGCAAGGCTCCGGGCGGTCTTGAAAAAGTCGCACCAGAGGGCGGCGGTTCTGGAACCTTCCGCAGCGGTTACCAGCTTTTTGTATCTCTTTCGGGTTCCGCATCGGCACCATTTCGGGTAAATGTGCGGCCTCGCACATCCGTTGTCGATGAACAGTCCGATGCGTCCCATCCTGCGGGTGATCCACTCGGTGGCGAGGTTGCCATGCTCCCAGCTCGGTGCCGTGACCTGGAAGGTGTAGCCGCCATCCTCCAGCTGCCGGAAGGTGAACTCCGCGACTTTTCCGAAGTGTGGCTGACGCAGGATGAAGATGGTGTCATCGTCCATTGCCGTTCTCCAGCCTCCGGCACCGCCCTCCGGGGAGGTAGGCCATGCACCTGTCACCGGCGCATTCCTCGAACCGCTCATGCGACTCCCGCTTGCCGGTGTAGCCGTTGTTCTCGGTGCTGACGGCCTTTTTGAAGGGGCAGTATTTTGGGTCCTCTTTGATCTGCTTTTTCATGTTTCGCCTCCGATGAAGTAGTCCCGCCAAGTGTCGACCACCGTTTTGGCGAGGTCCTCTTTTTTGGTCAGCGAGGCGAGGACCTGGCTGTCGATGGAATTCTCGACTACGAGGTGGATGTAGGTGCAGTGGTTCTTCTGGCCTATGCGGTGGATCCGGGAGAGGCTCTGGCTGTAGGTGGCGTAGTTGAAGTTCACGCTGTAATAAACGCACGTGTCTGCCGCCGTCAGGGTGATGCCGGTCCCGGCTGTGTCGATCTGCCCGATGAAGACCATCGTGCTGGGGTCGGTCTGGAACTGCTGGACGATGTCGCCGCGATCCTCTTTTTTGATCTCTCCGTAGATCGCCACGGCTTTCATGCCGTTTGGCTTGAGGATGCTCTCGGTCAGGCGCTCGATCTCATGAACCTCCGGGAGGAACCGGGCGAAGATCACCAGCTTCTTTTTGCCCTCGACCACGTAGTCCTTCAAAATGTCCGAGAGGGCATCGAGCTTTCCTCTGCTGACCAGCTGGGGCTTCGTGGCCTCATCCTCCACCAGAAAGCCCCCGGTGAACTGCTGCATCCGCAGGAGCTTGGTCAGGACCGTGGTGGCCGTGATGGTGCCGCCGTCCGAAAGTTCAGCGAAGCTGTCCCGCCTGATCTTTTCGTAGGTGTTCCGCTCTTTGGCGCTCATGGTGATGTAGCGGTTCTCGAAGGTCTGCTCCGGGAGGTCGAGGGCTTCGTCCTTCGTCACCCGGTAGGCGATGCTGTGTTCCTTCTGGATCAGCTGGTCCAGGTCCCGGTACGCCACGATCTGTTTTCGATTGAAGCCGCCCATGATGGCGTATCGGTTTCGGAAGGTGTAGAAGTTCAGGCCGAAGATGGAGCTGTCGAGGAACCGATACTGACTCCAAATGTCCACCGCTTCGTTCTGCACCGGGGTGCCGGAGAGGATCATCTTGTATCGGGCTTTGTCGCCCAGCCGGTGCATTGCCTTGCTCTGTTCGCTGTCGTGGGTCTTGATCCGCTGGCTCTCATCGCAGATGATGAGGTCTGCATCGAAATCCTCCAGCGCCTCGAAGATTCCGTCCCGCCACGTGGATTCGTAATTGATCACCGCGACCTTCAGGTGCGGGTACGGGAACTTTTCGAGGTCGCTCAGTTCCTTGAGCCGCTTGTTCTTGTCGCCCAGCAGGGTCTTGACGGTGTACGGGAAGGCTGCGTAATCTGCCAGCTCTTTCGGCCAGACGGCGCAGACGCTTGTGGGGGCTACGATCAGCACCCGGCTGATCTTCTTCATCTGGTAGGCCGTCCCCATGACGGCGATGGCGGTCAGGGTCTTTCCGCAGCCCATCTCGAAGAGGAGGCCGAAGCCTTTACCCTGGGTTGCCATTTGCCATCACCTCCTGTTCTCTTGTCGCCGCATAGCCCCGCTCCTGGCGGAGCCGCTCATTGCTGTACGTCCACTTGATCTCATCGTAGCTGGAGTTCACGCCGATCCAGCGGATCAGGCAGCTCTTGGCGATTCGCTCCATGAAGTTCAGGTGGTTCTTCGTTTTCCTGCCCTTCATCCAGTCTGCTTGGGCGGCTCTGATCAGATCAGCCATTTTGATGATGTCCCTCGCCGGAATGTTGACGGAAACTCCCCACCGGGGCCATTCCTCGAAATCGTCCGAAGGCACCCATGTGTACCCGCCGATATCCTTTTCCATGATGGAGGGGTCCCGTTTCCACCAGTGCTTTCGGGTGAAAACCTGAAACGTCAGGTAGTCGCAGTTGAAACGGTCAAGCTCCACGGCGAGGAGCCTCTCTTTTGAAAAGCGCCGGTCTTTCCCGGTTTTGGGATCCGTTGCCCACTCCGTACTGCCAGCGCAGTTTTCTATCGGGCTTTCCAGGTAGAAGCCCTGGCCGGTGGGCGTGTCGCTGGTGTGCCATCCGTGATCCCGGAACCAGCGCCGGAGCTTCTTTTGCTCATCGCTCATCGCCATGGCCGTTTACCTCTCGAATGTCCGAAGGTGGGGTCTGTAATATGGATTGTCACTCTCAGTACCCCCCCCCGCCGATTTTGGCCTATGGTAATCAGGGCGGTGCCTCGAAGGTTCATCTGCAGATCGACCGGGGCTTCGCAGTTGAGGCAGCTCCAAGTGACCGGCTCCTGGGTGTCGATGTTCGTGCGGTACTTGTACTGCCGTCCGCATTTGTCGCAGTGGACGTGGGCGGGGATCAGGTTCTCCAGCTGGATGACGTGGCCGCAGCTCCGGCACGTGCTTTCGGTGATGTTCGCCTTGGAGCAGAAGCCCCTGATCTCCCCGCACTCCGGGCAGCGGATCAGGAGGAACCCTCGGTAGCCCTCCGGGTATTCCCGGTTCGGTTCTGCCTGGGTGCCGCCCTTCGGCCATTCCTCTTTGGCACCGAATAGCCGCTCCACCCGGCTGACCGGCTTGGGAGGCGGCTCCGGGAAGTAACGCTCTTTGAAGTGCCGGAGGTCCATGCTGGGCTTGCCGGTGTAGTCCGCCAGCCCTTCTTCGATCTGCGCTCCGCTGCTCTGCGTCCACCCGTCCAGAAGGAGGACCGTGTCGGCGCTGTCGAGCATGGCCAGCGTGATCCTCATGTAGTCGGCCTTGTCAAGGCCGAGCGGAAGGATGGCGGGATTGAGGGGTATAAAACCGGCCCTCTCCACCAGCTCCGCAGCGGCCTGGAAGTCCGCCTGGTACGTATCGAGCCGGGATGAGATCGGGCCTGAAATGTAGACTTTCTGTTTTTCGCTCATCGTTCACACTCACTTTCTGTTCTCTGGGCCGGTCCGGCCCACTGTTCGGCCATCGCCCTGGCGATGCCGGTGAAGGTTTTTGATCGGGTTTTTGGGTCCCGCTCATTCCGGCCCTGAAAGCGCCGGTAGTTTCCGTGGGCATCTTTGCATCCGCCGTTGACGTAGGGCTGGATGCCCTCGGTTATGATGTTCGATGGTTCCAGCGGCGGGAGGCCCTTTAGCCAGAGGCACGTTCTCTTGGTGTAGGGATGTCCGTGTTGCCATGGCTGGATCGCCTGGGCGTAGGGCGGGAGGCCGATCAGCTTCATTGGGGTTGGGTTCTCTATGGCGATGCGGGGGCAGTCCGCATTCCAGAAGCGAAGGAAGAACTCTTTCGCCTCCATCGCTTTGGCGTATCTCTCCGGGACGATCTCTCCCTTCACCCGCATTCGGACCGCCGAGGCGTTGGTCATGTAGGTGCATGGCGGGAAGGCGATCAGCATATCCCATTGGCCTCTGATGTGGTGCTGCCCCCCCCCGCTATCCGTGAAGGAACAGTCCCCATTGATCAGCGGGAGGGCATCGGCTTGGATGTGCCATTCCGGGTGTCCCCCGGAGCAAGGTTCGATGTCGCAGCTGTAGGCTTCGTGGCCGAGGCGGCGCATCTCTATGCACACCGCCTGGGATTCCTCACAGGCCGCGAGGATCCTCATTTGCCTACCCTCCAGTCGT